CAAGGTTTGAAACGGTCTAATAACCGTATTATCCATTAATATACTCGCAGTCTTTAGCTCATCTGCGTTGTTACCCAAACCACTGCTATCTTTGATTCCTAAAAGCATAGGACTTATAATTCTGTGACTAACCATAACTTTGCTCATCGACTCCTCGCTTAAAAACTGATATTGCTGATGTGCGTCACTTAATTGTACCGGCTCAATACTAGCTCCAGACTCATTGTTGTCATTAAAACTCAATATAAAACGTCCAGCATTGCTAGAGCCACTGAATTTTTCTCGTATCTTACTTTCAATTATGCTTCGCTCCTCTTCGTCTGGTATTCCATTATTGAAGTTAATTAACATACTAGGTGCTAAGCCATTCATAATATTGTTCAAATGGTAATTAGCAATCTCCTCTTCAAGTTCTGCATACTGTAAGCCACCCTGATAATCTACTGGCGAATAGTAATAAAAACCAGCTCTATAAGGTTTTACGCAGTATATCTCAATCTCGTCCTTTGAACTTCCAAACGCTGATAGTCTTTCTGGCTCGTCAGACGGCTTTACATCACTCCAATCTGCCATATAATAGTATGAGTCCACTTCTCCCTCTTCATTCGCCTTACCGCTTCTAAGCGTCTCTATTGGAAAGTGAGCGACCTCTACAATTCTAGTATGTTTTTTATTGTAAATAACTTGCATAGCACACTGTCCCATTAATTTAAGGTCGTATGCTAATTTTCTAACATCATCATCTTTTAGTAAAGACTTCATTTGTGCATACTCGTCTGGTCTTTTATTGCTATTTGTAGCATCTAGTCCTCTTCCGAATATCATTTGACTAATGCCGTTTATAGCAGCATTGTTAGTAGCACTTCCATTGTATCTGTCTATTAAATACTGGTAGTAGTTATTGTCTTCTCCGTATGCTACCCATTCTTTGTTTTTATACTCTTTTACCTCTGGTGTAGTATAGGTACTTAAATTTACAATTCTTATGCTCATATTATTACGTAATCGTTATTATAACTGTCCTCTGTGATATACTCGTTTTTATTTATATCATAGTAATCATTGTTTGACTGATCTACTGTTTGGTTAGTACAGAAAACTTTGTCTTTATACACTATGTCCCCACCATTACTAGCAATTAATTCCATTGTATAAAAATTATTTTCGACTAGAGTTCCAAGTGCTGCATCAAACTTTAAATAGTTACCCTCTACAATAGGGGTTGAAGTGACCTCGATGTTTATATTGGTAGTTTCGTTTCTAAGTCTAACTGTTATGTCCCCAGTATCGTATTTTCTAGGTATAACATAAAATGTCTTGTTTCCGCTTGTGCTTATTAACTTCATATTAGTATAACGTATTTATTTACAATTTTGCACAAAAAAAAGGGTAACCGTTAAGCTACCCCTCTTTATATCCTTAAATCTTATTAAGGGTCAATCTGTACTCCAGATGTGTCAGCAATAACAATCGCTGAATCTACAAAGTAAGCTGGTAATTTCTCTTGCCCACTCATAGTCAATGTAAACCCTGTTAAATCGCCCATAGCAGCTCCAGTAACGATAGTTCCACCGCTACAATCAGCTCCGTTAGCAGCACCAATTAAAAGGTAGTTTCCGTTATAGTCCTCAATAATTACGTGAGGTCTAGCTTTTACTATCTCAATTATTTCTTGCTGAGTAGCTAAGTCTAATTTTGTTAATGTTAAATTTAATGTTTGCTCGTAAAAAGCAGTTCCATTTTCTCGACTTGAAGTAATAGTTTGCTCTAAGCTAGAGTTTCCTTTTACATCAAACTTGAAGAAATCTGGAGTTCCACCAAAAGCAGTAACCTCGCCAGAAGCGATAGTTAATTCTCCTAATGTATCATAGTCAGCAAAATACGCAGCTTTAATGCCTCCAACACTATCCTTGCAAGGTACTTTACGTCCTGTATTTAATAAACACGCCATATTTTAGTTTTTTTAAATAAAAAAGGGTAGGCAGATGCCCACCCCTCTTCGTTATTAATTAATCGTTATTATACTGTGTACCACACAATCTCGCTTCCAAGTCCGTACTGTACTCCAGAAGTAAATCTGATTATCATACGTACATTTTGTGAGCCGTCAAGGTCAGCCATATCCAAAACCTTCACTTCGTTAGCATCTGAAAGTAAGCCAGTTCCAAAGAATAGGTTTGACTTCTGAGCTAAAACCATATTGTTGTCAGCTAATCCATTAGCAACAAAGATTTTCACTCCGTCAAAAGATAAAGCTCCAGAGCCATTGTACCATTGAGTTCCTTTGTCATCTGTACCAGCAGCACCGATGTTAGCAGCAAACCCTCCTAAAGCACGTACATAAGCCTTAGCTACGTTTTGTGATACATATAAGAATAAGTCCTCTGATCCATAAAGAGAGCTAGGTAGTAAATCTACTGTATCGCCCATTTTCTCAATTACGTTAGCAGCAGTAATAGCCGCTGGTGTAGGCACATCAATTACATCTGCATCAGCAGCAAATAATGTTGTAAATCCGTCAAACTCTCCAGCATTAGCATTAACTCCTCTCCAGATATTTTGCTCAGTCTTCTCAGCTACTTTAGCAGCAACGTAAGCAATTAAATAATCTGCGAATTTAGGTGGTAAGTTATCGTAAGCCGATACTCCCATTTGCATAGCCTCCCAGTCAGAACGGAAGTCTTTTTTACAAAGTTGTAAGTTTACTTGAAACTCCTCTGGTGTTAAGATTCTTTCAGTCAATGTAACTACGTCCTCTTCAGTAGTAAAGTCACAAGTACCGTCAACTATAATAGAGCCAACTGCAAGTTTCTTAATTACTTCTTGGTATTTTACATTTGATTTGATTGTGATACCGCCATTAGCTAATGTGTTTCCAGAAAATAAAGCAGCTGCAATATATTCTCCAGCAAATTCTCCAGCGTATGTAGTAGTCAATCCGTTTAAAGAGCCGCTTGGGTTAGCTACATCTCTTAATTTTACGTTTTTTCTCATTTTTATTTGTTTAATTTATTTAATACTCGGTCTAAAATTGTTTGTTCTCTGTTTTGTGAGAATTTAATCTCTGTTCTTTTTGAAGTTTGCTTCTCAGGAGAGTGTCTGAATTTTTTACTCATTTCTGTTTTCTCTTCTTTCTCCTCTTCTTTTGGAGTTTCTTCAAATTTTTTCTTTAACTCCTTAATCTCTTCTTTTACCTCTTCAATTACTGGAGCAATTACTTCGACTACTGCATCGACAATAGCTTCAACTTCAGATGCAACCTCTTCTGGTACTTCAGTTTCGATTGTTTCCTCTTCTGCTTCGACTTCAACCTCTGCATCTGCTGGAGCTTCTTCGCTTCCAATAGACGCTATGATGCCTTCCTCTTCAATAATTAAAGCACGTCCGTCTTCTAGTGAATACTCTCCAATAGGTAGAGCCACTTTCTCGTCTTCTGTAACGATAAAAACAGACTGTCCAGCTTCAAAGCTCTCTGCTTCGATAACCGTACCATTGTCCAACTTCATTTCTGCTAACTTTACGTCTGCATTTAGAAGTGCTTTTATCTTACTTAACATTTCTGTTGTTTTCATATATATATTTATTTAATTAATTCTCTTAATATCCAGTTGCTATTTCTAATGCATCTCTTAATATATCGTCATTTATGTCAGCACCTAAATCTGATTGAATATCATTTGCATTAGGTAAAATGTCAGAAATTGAAACACCTAAGTCTATTGCTTTATTTACAACTTCATCGTATAAATCTGCCGTTGACATTCTTAAATCTTCCATATCGCCTTTGACATCTTCATAAAGGCTTAACTCGTAATTTAAGTCACTTAACATTCCAGTAATTTCTCGATACTGCTCTTCTATTCTTTCAATAGACTGCATTCTTTCAACTAAAGCCTCACTATATAAGCTATGAGAAGTCTCTAAGTCAGCAACACTTGACAGCTCTACTTTCTCTTGTTTAGTTATTTTCTTTAATATTGCAAATACTTTATTTTCCATAATTTATGTTTTAAAGTCCTAGTGAATTAAGCTCTCCGACTTGATCGTCAAATTTACTTTCTAAATAATCTAAATACTCTATTGCATCAAAATGCAACTGCCAGTCTGGGTAAACATCGTCAGCT